ATTGGAAGAAGTATTACGGTTCTTGCCCAGAATTAAAAGAGGATTTAAAAAAATACGGTAAAGAGACTTTCAATAGAGAAATAATAAGTCTCCACACCACGAAGGGTAATTGTAATTTTGAGGAAACAAAACAGTTATTCTTAAATAATGTCTTATCTGAGGCACTTGACGACGGCAGTCCAGCGTACTACAATAGTAACATCCTTGGACGCTACATGCGAAAAGATTATGGTAACTTTGGAAGACACTCTATCAGCGACACATGATTGGGCAATAGATCGTATACATACTCTTTGTGAAATTCCTACTTATGATGTTGTGGATACAATAGAAGATGCACACGCTATTAAAGCCGAATTCTACGAATGGTTAGATCCAGAAATCGAAGATCATGAAATCTATTCACTAGAATACTTAGGAGACACGGATGACTAACGGAGCATCAGACAGTTTTAAAAAGAAAATACTTAAAGAATGTGAAAAGTTGGTTGATGATGGCCAGCATATTGAAGCAAGTCAACTTTTCAGAACTTATTTCCCAGAGTTTGGGTCAGCACTCCCTGACAGGTTTGACACGGTGCGGGTTTAATGTTATGCTACATAGACTTGTGCCGACAGAGATTTTATCTCTATGCGGATGCTGAGTTCAATCGATTTAATGTTTAACAAAATTATTGCTACAATTCTTGCAACAACTGGTGCAGCGTGTGCTTATCCGACGATTTCTGAAATCAAAGCACCACCCCAAGTTGCAATGGTAGATGTAAAAGTTGATAATGGTAAGGCAGTTCCAATTGAGGTTGTAGAAAAATCTTGGAAGTGTCCTGGTTGCAATCCTAATGAAAAGTATGTTTTAGAAAAACTCCAAGAGAGTACAAAGATTAGAGACCGTAATGCCCTTGCAACGATCATGGGCAATATCAAGTCAGAGTCTGGTTTCCGTCCTAATGTGTGTGAGGGAGGTGCTATCGTTCCTTATGAGAAGTGTTATCGTGGTGGATACGGACTTATTCAATGGACTACCTACAACAGATACACGGGTCTGGGAAAATTCTGTAAGAAATATGGTTGCAATCCTAGCAGCATTGAAGGACAGACTCGTTATATGATAAATGAGTCGCATTTTCAAAAAGTTCTTCCAGAGTTTGAGGGTGCTGGACAACCTGTTCATCAGTACATGGTTCCTGCTTATTACTGGTTAGGTTGGGGCATCAAAGGGTATCGTGAACAATACGCTTATAACTATACTAAACGACTTGTCTGGGCATGATTAAGAAAGTAATTAAGAAGGGTATTAAATACGTTAAGAAAGTGTTTATTCCCAAGAGTGAGTTCATTGAAGATACTCCTAAAAAATCTGAAAAGAAACAACCGACTTACACAGGAGTTGTTGCCCCTGTTGTTACTCCTTTTGATTCTTGGTTTTCTAAGCCTGTGAAGAGTGAAAAGGTGGTTGCCTATGAAAAGCACGTTGCTCAAAAAATTGAAGAGCAACGAATTGTAGAGGCAGCACAACCTAAGAAAGAATCAGAAAATATCCACCAAATGATGTATGAGCGTGCTTCTAAGTATTGGGGCACTTGGAAAGAAGAACTTCCTGGTGGATCTGAAAATTTTCAGTCTGGTCCTGGTGGTTGGAACTCTGGTACTGGTATGGGGCAATTTAATTAATGGATTACACCAGAGAGCAGATGAAGCTTCGAGAACAATCTATTGAAGTTCTCTTTAAAACTTTTGGTCAGGACAATAAAAATACATCAATGTATGAGTGTGTTGATGAATGGATCGCTAAAGGAAATGTAACCACTGCTGGATTGGTTAAATACTACAAAGCGTATTATACGTCATGAAAAAACTTTTATTTGGTTTATTGGGATCTTGTCTTCTGACTACTGCAGTTTTGGCAGAAGGTAAGATCTCAAAAGGATTCTATAGTATGGATTCTATGGGTTGCATGATTACACGAGAATGCACCAAAGATGTTCGAAGAATCCAAAGTATCAACGATATTCGTAAAGAGTATCCTGATTCTGATTTTGATGCTATTGCTGACGAGTTTGACTCGATGCTGGTATCCCTTGATAAAATCGGAGTTATGGTTTTTCTAGGAGCAGAAAAATATTTCCCTGTTGGGCATCGTGGTGTTTACCATACGGTGTCCAACAATTTTTATTTGAATGATGCTTTCATGAAGCGTCCTTCTGTTCTTATGACTGTGATGCGTCATGAAGGTTGGCACGCTGCACAGGACTGTATGGCAGGCACTATTAAGAATAGTATGATTGCTATTATCAAACCAGAAGAAGATGTGCCTAAACTCTGGCGTGAGATTGTAGAAGAGAGTTACCCTAAGTCTGCTGTGCCCTGGGAAGCAGAGGCAAAGTGGGCAGGTAAGACTGAGGGTATGACTGCTAAGGCATTGAAGTCTTGTGCTGCTGGCACGATGTGGACTGACTACAAACCAACACCACTAACTGAGAAGTGGTTGCGTGAAGAGGGTTTTATCAAATAAATAGCAGAGCCTTACTCTCTACAAATGCTCGGTAAACCCAAAGCAAAAGTAGAAGAGAAAGACCACCACGATCATGAAGATAAAGGTGAAGTTTTGGGTAATTTAGTGAAAGTTGTTGTACTTATATGGTCTGCATCTCTTCTCACGTTTAGCTACGTTAGACTACCAAACGGTCAAAAAATTCTTGATTTTGACCCTACCTTTATCGCATCAGTTTTCTCTGGATCACTTGCTGCATTTGGACTTTCTCCTGCTAAGGCGGGAGGTGGAAATGGTAAAACAGTGGCAAAGAAAGAACCAGAAGTTGTATCTGCAGTAGAACCTAAGAAAGACTAATGTGGAAGTCCAAGAAACAACCTATTGAGGAAACAATCGTGGAAACACCAAAACAAAAACCATCGGCAATAAAACTAATTGCACTTGGTTTAGGTGCTGCTGTTGGTATTGCTCATATAGGTGTTCTTGGACACTTGATGAAAATGGTTGAGAAGTATGCTGATCGACCACAATATCCAAATATAAACCTTCCTACTGGGCCATATTCTTCTTGGAATGTGAATGTTAGTAAGGAAGGTTATTCTATAGATTATAAAGCAAATGATCCTAAGGTCTTATCATCTGAGAGATCTATGGAATTGGATAGAAATAAAAAAGGATTATTTGGTGGTGGAAATGAGAAGAGAAGTGAATATCGTAGAGATGAATATACTATGAATGGCACTCGCAATACAGGAGGTGCCGTTGATGGTGAGGGAAAGACACTTGCAAAAACAGAAGAGTGTATTCGGGCGGACGCTGGAGCACGCAGTCAAGGTGCAATGGCAGGCGCTAGTATTGCAACAGGACTTGCTCCTGCTCTGACTAGTATTCCTTATGTGGGATGGTTAGCAGCAGGATGGGCGGTGCTTCTGGGACAAAAAGTTGGATCTGATATTGGTTCTGAAGTGGGGTCTGCTTTCAATGACTGCTAGAGAATTAAACGACCCAGTGTGGTCAGTCATTATACTTTTATGCTGTGGACTCGTATTTACGGCATATTGTGTCATATATATTCTACGCCTATCATTTAAGGAACTAGAAGAAGATGTCCAAGAGTCCGAACAAGGGCAAGAAGGGAACTGCAAACAACAAGAAGCAGAACCAGGGCAACGCAACAGCAAAGAAAGCTAAAAACGGAGGCAAGAAGAAGTAATGGGAGCAATGATACCACCTAGCAGGAAGTCCTGCTATAATTTCCGAGTAGTGGAAATAAATAGGGTTGTAGACGGAGACACTATCGATGTCACTATTGACCTGGGTTTCGATCTTTATAAGAAAGAAAGGGTCAGAGTGGCAGGAGTCGATACGCCTGAAAAACGAACTAAGGACGAAGAAGAAAAGGCTCTTGGTTACGATGCAACCCACTGGCTCGAAGAGAAACTCCATGGTGCTATCGCTGGTGATGATGACCTCGTTATTAGGACTGAGCTTGTTGGGGGTGTTGGTAAATACGGTAGACTCCTGGGATGGCTCTACATCGGAGACGCAGAAGTCTCTCTCAACGAGCAAATGATTGAAGAAGGTTATGCTTGGTCATACGACGGTGGAACCAAACAAAAGAACTTTGAAGAACTTCGTGAAATCAGAAGAGCACACGGAACCCTGGTGGAGTAAAATGGAACAAAGACAATGGCAAGAAGTTTTTACCATTGTGAGAAAATACCAAAAAAATATGCGTGGTAATCCATCTTATAAAGATGAATACGAAAGATTACATGAAATATTGAATGAGATGGAACCATTAGCATACGGAGAAATTCCATGCAAAAATTAGTCAACACAATAGCACTTTTATCTGGTTTAGTTTCTTTGGGTGTTTTGGGTGGTGGATACTATCTTTATGTAAATAAAGATGCAATGATTGAGGATGTCCGTACTAAAGTAACAGAAGAGATTACAAAGACAATCACAGAGTCTCTTCCAGGAATGATTGATTCTGCACTCCCAGAAATTCCTGAAATGCCAACAAAAACTGGCGGTGTAATTCCGTTTTAATTAATAATTGTTAAATAGTATTGATGTAGTACGATTTGACATGGCTAGATCTCCAGCAAAAAAGAGAAATGACAATCAAGATAAGTTCTTCTTGTATGTAATTTTCTTTCATCTGTTTACTGCTATTTCAAATATCTTTAGGGACTGATGCCTGAAATTCGTGATGTAAGAATTGGTGAGATAAAAGATATTGGTGTTCCACCAGTACGGGATATTTTTACTGGACTTCCAGTAGCAATTCCACAGTCTCCTCCGGTTACTGTGACTATTGGTAGTCCTATTGTTGATATACCAGGATGCGTTGAGTACAATCCTAACGGTCCTGGTTTGGTTAAGGATGATCCGAATGGAACTTATACTTTATGTGATGGTCAGGTTCCATCATTTGATCCTATTGATTATGAACCAGAGGGGATGGTAATGACTGGTCCGCCAGAACCTGTTCCTGAAGTTGATGGAAATGTACCAGAGATTCCCGAAACACCAGTAATTCCAGAGATTAACAAAACTCCTGTTCCCATCATAAAAGAGGAACCAAAGAAGGAAGTTGTAGAAGTTCCAGAAGAACCTACTTGGGTAGAAGAATACTTGCCATCACCACAAGAAGTTTCAACAACGGTTACTATTGCCGTAGCAGCAGCAGGGGCAGCAGTCTTTGGAAAACCAATAGCAGAGTTTCTATTGAAGTTAATTAAACCTGCTGTCAAAAAGATTATTGATAAGATTAATAAGGCAAGGGGGAAACATCCACCTATTTTGTCTGTGTTTGAGAGACGCCAGTTACAGAGGCGGGAGCGGGAATAGAATGTCGGTGTGGAGCAATTGCATTCTTATTCATCACTGTCACATCAGCACATAACTTTGCCATCTCTGTGCCAGGAGTGAATAGAATACCCTCCTTCATTAGATTTCCACAGGTCTTGAGACGAGCGAGTTCAAAGTCAAGCCTCTTGTTAGCAGTCAGTTGTTTCTGTAAAGCAATCTGTGTTGCTGCTGCTTGTTTACATTGGTCTTGAAGTTTAGTATCAAGTGGTTTAGACCAAGTTGCAGAAAATCCTACGGATAAATTGTAATTATCTTTCTGTCCAGTTCTCGTATTTTTGAAAAATAATACATCTCCAGGATTATCAATTCTTCCATCATCGTCCAAATCTGAAACATCATAGACTGGATCAAGGTAATATGGTTCGTATGGTTTGGCAGCAGACATACTACCAGTTACATAAGGTGTAATGTTTAGTGTAGGACCCTGACACTGGATCCCACCGCCGTAAGTGTTTGTGATGTACGGGCCTTGTAAAACCTGTATTGCCTGGTTAGTAACAGAGCCTGAAGAGTTAGCAACAGGATTAGCAGTGGCGCTAACACCACCCACAGACTGACCCAGTGCTTGAGACGGCGATAGTAGTCCATAACATACTACTGCGAGAAGATACTTGTAGTGTCCGTTACGGATTCTATGATTGTTTCTCTTTGGATTATCGTATGATTCTGTAGTCCTGGTCCCTGATAAGTTTCTGTGAACTGAAATGCTTCTCCAGGATTTGATTGCTTCCAGGTTTGCGATCCTTGTAATCCAGTCCATGTTGTAGTCACTCCGTCTATACTATTACTTGATTGTGTAGTGGGTAGATTAATTTGACCACTTGTAGTTTCTACCCCAGTTCCTGTCACTGAATATTGATATCCAGTAGAGTAGTCCATCGAATTGATGGTCTCTGTGATTGTTTGTGTTGTTTCGGTATGACTCGTCATAGAGCCTTGGGTGAAGTTAGGAACTACAGGGACAGCTTGTGCTGCCCCGTGTAGAGCACCAAGAACCAACCCGAGACCGATTGCTTCTTGTAATCTAGTCATCAGTCGAAGATAGAAATTTCGGAAACAAATTGACCAATAGCACTTGTGCCTGCTCCACCTGCGGTGATGCTGATAGCACCAGCAGTATCAATAGTTCCTGCTAAAGTACCAGCAGAACCAGCAGCAGTAGAGGTAAGGTCACTGAAATTAGCAACATCACCAACATTTACAGCAGAAGTTGGAACGGCATCTCCTTGTGTATAAGATGAATTAAAAGAAAATGCCTCACCCGATGTTGCTTGTGATGCTGTAATTACACTGGTAGCACCAGTAAATCCATCATTTGTAATTGATAATGAGTTACCAACAACACCAGCAGTAGTTCCATCAGTTGTAGTTACATTACTACCCGAAATAGACATTGAGTGTCCAAGTCTTACCGCTCTGGTAGCAGCAGCATCAACATTCAGTTGAACACTGGAAGATAGTTTATGGTTAAGGGCACCAGCATTAGCAGCAGGTGCGGTCATCAATAACATTCCAAAAGCGATAAGTGCTTTCTTCATTTTTTTATTTGTGGTTGCACACTGACTTTATTTAGTTATAAATAAAATGAATTCATAAAACTGAAATGAACGAACAACAGAATCATTTGTCACAATTAATGGAGCAAAGATCTAAACTTGCTTCTGATTTAGAAAATCTTGGATCTCAATCGACAAGAACTAGGGAAGTTCTTTTGAAGACACAAGGTGCCATTGAGTATCTTCAGGCAATTGGAGTTGCACTTCCAGAACCAGAAGTTACTGAAGAAGCAGAAGCAGAAGCACCAGCAGAGGAAGCACCAGCAGAAGAAGGTTGACGCTCTGACCAAAAGGCAGTATAATATCTGAGTCGAGAGGGAAAGGCACTGCCGCTCCTCTCAACTCAAGACTCAGTAGCTCAGCAGGATAGAGCATCTGCCTTCTAAGCAGTTGGTCGGGGGTTCGAATCCCTCCTGAGTCGTTGTCCTTCTTTCGTTATGGACCCAATCAATCCGATAAAAGTTTTAATACTCATTGGAGAACTTGAAGGGTGTTATACCCATACCAAGAAATTGGGTTTTGAAGAGGACAATAAAATCCTTGATGAGATGAAGCAGAGGTATTATAAACTCTACTTCAAACTCTGTAAGGAACAGGGTATTAAACCCCTGTAATCCCCTGTGGCGCAGCGGTAGCGCAGTTGACTGTTAATCAATGGGTCGCAAGTTCGAATCTTGCCGGGGGAGTTGCCACTCTAGCTCAGCTGGATAGAGCAACGGTTTTGTAAACCGTAGGTCGTCGGTTCAAGTCCGACGAGTGGCTTGACAAGGTGGTACATCTTGTCTTATAATACTCCTGTCCGTGTGAGGGAGTGCGTTGGGAGAGAAATCTCCCACCACAATGCGGAGTTAGTTCAGCGGTAGAACGCTATCCTTCCAAGTTAGATGTCGTCGGTTCGATTCCGATACTCCGCTTCGGGAAACCGAATTCCCGATACAATATAAATAACCAAGTGATGAAAGCCTCAACTACTCGCAAGTAGTCACGAAGTTAAACAGAGACACGTCGAGTCTCTTTCCATCCGCAGGTATATTATTCTGCGAGAAAATAACGAGGTATCTAAAATGATTAAATCCGCATTCGCAGCACTCGCTGCTGCTCCCCTTTTCGCTGGTGCTGCAATGGCAGGACCCTACGTTAACGTCGAAGCAAACTCTGGTTTTGCTGGTAGCAACTACACTGGCACTACCACCGACTTCCACGTAGGTTATGAAGGTTCCACTGGTTCTGCTGGTTGGTACATTCAGGGCGGTCCTTCGGTTGTCAGCCCCGATGGTGGCGCTGCTGAGACCAAGTTCTCTGCTAAGACTGGTGGTTCGGTTGCTGTTAGCGATTCGCTGGGCGTCTATGGCGAAATCAGCTTCGTCAACGGCACGACCAACTCCTACGGCACCAAGGCAGGTCTGAAGTATTCCTTCTGATAATCCTGTGCTATAATACGGGGGACTTCGGTCCCCCTTTTTTTTTATGAAGAAAATTCTTTCCTCCCCAGTAACACATTTCAACCTTTTGATTATTGGGTCTCTGTGTCTCATTCAAGGAATCCATACTCACGCACATCACACTATGGATACCGACCCAGAAAGTTATTGTTATGCTTTGTATCGAAGCAACTCAGACCTGTTAAATAGACATTAGTATGACTGAGTAAGATGAATATCAAACTCTGGTATTGTAATAGTATGGGACTCTGGCGCTGGACTCTTACAGATAGTAGAAGACCAGTATGTCATCAAGAGTCTGGACAAAGGGCAGATTTGCGGTTAGCAATGGAAGATGTTGCCAAAACCGTAGAACATATGCTACAATTAAGAAATACGGGTGATTAGCGCAGCGGTAGCGCACCTCCTTTACACGGAGATGGTCGGGGGTTCGAATCCCTCATCACCCATTATAAATAACTGAAAACTGAAGAAGTATACCACATTATACTGATGGATAATATAAAGATTAGGTGTCGCTCCTGTGGTAAGGAGTTAGAGGGACGCCAGAATAAGACCGTAACGTGCGGTTGTCCAAATATGGCAACTATTCGTGGTGATAAAGTATCAGCACTTGACTTATCTCAAGTTGTTATGTTAAACTCTTATCACGCCAAAAATAAAAAAGGTGTTCTTACCAATGAAGATATTCAATGGCAAGAGGCAAGAAGACAACGTAAAGTAAGAAAGTTGGACTTCGAAGTCAGATAAAATTGGAAAGGTGGCCGAGTGGTTTATGGCAGTTGTCTTGAAAACAACCGTGTTAGTAGCACCGGAGGTTCGAATCCTCTCCTTTCCGTTTCTTAATATTTTCTTCAACACTTTGTTGATACCAACACAATGTTGACGTTTTCAAAATACTCACTAACATAACTAGTGAGTATCATACAAAAGGACCTATGGACGAGCACACCTATAATAACTGGGTGAAAGTCAAGGAGACCTTCGAACAGTCTGGCAACACAGACAACATGTTTTACAAAAGAGCAGTAGCAATTGTAAAAACCAGAAAAGACCCACTAGCAAAAATGCTTGGCGATGAAAAATGATGATGAACTGATAACCCGTGAGGAATGTCAGGAGTTGATCGATGCAGCAATACGACGACACAACCGTAATGCTTCTATCATTAGTATGTGCGTCGGTTGGGTGGTTCTTGCTTTATTTGCTGAGGGATTACTGAGGCTTGTCGGAGCAA